TCGAAAGAGAAAAAGCACGAATGCCAGAGACACAACCCGAGGTTGAGAGAATTCTTCAAATGAGGAAACTAAGAATCATACTAGATACTCAAAGATCACAACTATTAGAACTACATCATAGACATCAAAATAACCCAGATGAAAACCCTATAATATCGATAGAGATTCGAGATCTCTATAGAGAGATGGAAAATGTGTGGAGACATATAGAACAACTACGCACAAATGGGGTTGATCACGGGCAGACGTCATTTGTCCGTCAGTGTCCACACGAGGAGTGTAAAGGATTTCTGAATGAAAATTGGTATTGTGGATTATGTGATAAACACTACTGTAAGAAATGTAACGAATTACTCACAGATGATCATGAATGTGATCCACAAACTGTCGAAACCATGGAACTTTTAAATAGGGATAGTAAATCGTGTCCGAAGTGTGGCACAGTTATTTACAAAACGAGTGGGTGTGCACAGATGTGGTGTACAAGTTGTCATACAGCTTTTGACTGGCGAACTGGTCAAATAGAAACTGGGCGTATCCATAACCCACATTTCATAGAGTTCAAAAAGAAGACAATGTCATCTAGAGAACATGGGGACATACCTTGTGGTGGTACACCAACATTTAGAGAACTTAGATCAGTTGGTGCATCGAACAAAATACTATCGTTTGCTATAATTGTATACCAATGTGAACGTGATTTAATGTTTATGGATCTTCAACCCCCGGATAATCTACAACTTAGAATATCTTACATGTTAAACGAGATGAGTGAAGAGTATTTCAAAACGATACTTCAACGACAAGAAAAGTTTCTAGATAAGTCGAGAGATATCTCACAGATATTTGAAATGATATCTAATACAGGTGGAGATCTTCTAAGACAATATATACTTGACCAAGAAAAACATGATGAAATATTCGGAATCGTAGAAAAACTTGTCGATTATAGTGATGAAATATTCACTGTAATTCGTAAAAGATATAATTCTGCATTTCCTAGAAAATTAATTCTATGAATACAGTAAGATGGTCATTCTATTGTTCCTCATTGTATTATTGGTGTATCTACTTCCCACATATCCCAAACCGGTGGTAATCGAAAATTTCATAAATGAAAAGGAATGTGCTTATATTATCGAACAGGCAAAAAAAGAATTACAAGTATCTACAGTAGATAAGGATAGAAGGATTGACGAGCGTATACGAAAGAGTGAGACGGCATGGCTAAGTGGTAATACCGACTATACGGTTCGACGTATTATAAAGAAGTGTGTGAGCCACATTGATAGACCGTACAAGAATTGTGAACAGCTCCAGGTTTTACGGTACAAACCTGGTGGGCATTATATGCCTCACCAAGATGTCTTTTATCAAGACAAGAACAAGAGGTTGTACACTTTCATCATAGCTCTAAATGATGAGTATGAGGGGGGTGAAACAGCTTTCCCATATCTAAATGAAAAATATAAACTGAATGCTGGGGATGCACTATTCTTCCATACATTGGATAACTATGGATTGGATACGTCCGATGCTTTACATGGTGGGCAACCTGTAAAGTCCGGGGAGAAATGGGTTTGTAATTTATGGGTGCATAAGTATCCTTATGCCTGAACTTCACCACGTTCAATGAGCTTCTTGCGATTCTCTAGATGAAGTCCCTCAACAAGGGATTTGTTTTGTGCACCGTATGGTACGGCGTATCCCTCATCAACCAACCACTTGTTCACGTTGGTCCATACTCCATCTTCAGAGACCCAAACCTCTCCGAGTACGCGTCCAAACTTACCCCTAGAATCCGCCTCTGGGCATCTGAGTTCGATATCGATATCATCCTTCTCAGATGCGACCGCCTTTAGACACCATTCCTTGAGCTTCTTCTTAGAGAGAAGGCCAAAGACCTTCTCCTCCTTATCAGAAGTACGGGATTCGGGGGTGTCAATACCTAGAAGGCGAACACGTTGCTTTGTGCATACATCAAAACCTAAGTCGATGTTCACGTCAATAGTATCACCATCGACGACCTTCGCGAGGGAGGATACACGATATATAAATGTGCAGGGTTCAACGTTATAAGAGGACATCTTATATCTCATTATAAACTTAAAACTTTAATACCCTCATATATTAGATGAAGTGTGTGGCTACCTTTTCTGAAAATAGTCTGTACAAAATAAAACTAGCAAAGACTCGTAAGAATGTCCTTGAATCTATCTACCAACGACCAAGTATCGTAGAGGTGAGACCAATCAAGGAGAATCTGAGACTTCGTTTACGCTTCACAGAAGCGATAAAAGAAGCACAGGAGATGTGTGAAATGGATAAGGATTCGTCGGAGTGTCATTGGGCTTGGTATGAGGTTGATGAATTAGAGGATTCTATGCTACGTCTATATCCCGATAGACGGTAACAATTGGGGGGTCATCGTCATATCCATAATAACGAATTGATATTCCAAAAAGTTTCATCATTTCTGGATCAACATAGTCGTTAATTTCTCTTTTCCAATTTTTTATAGTTGTTTGAAAATATTCAATTCCATTATCTGAAAATACACAAATACGCATGAATGGTGTACTACGCACCTTTCTCATATATTCGTGTACAGCCTCGGGTAAAGGTGATGCCCTCATGTATGCCGATTTAAGGATATTAATAACGTAGTATCCATGTGAATCACAAATTATATTGACTTGCATTTCAGGGAACCCTTTGATAAATGCTTCGAAATCCGCATTACTAGGGAGGGTTGTGAATACAGGTGTATTCTGGCATATAACCTCGTCATGGTAACCAATGCCGGGATGTGTGTGAAATGACATTTCAGAATACCAAACTCTATCGATTTCAGGACCTTCTACACGATTTCGTTTTTTTGATGTGACAATTTTTGGTTTACTAAACTCAAAATTTTTGTATTTAATATTACCAGCAAATTCCCATTGTTTGACACAAGATAACTTACTCACTTCTTTCAAATCATGAACTACTTCACGAGAAAGTTTTATTCTCTTCTTTCTTATTGCCATATTTGGACGCACTATTCTAAATTTCATTTACACTACCTGTTATACACTGAGAATTTAACGCGTCTTGTTTTTAACTATCACTCGACCTTCAGTATTAGGGGCGAAATTCAGGAAAAAGGAACGCATTGATGTACCGTTTATTCTTGCAATATCACTCAACTGGTTAATATTCGCACTACCATTTAGTAAAAATGGAATTATATCCATGAATGTGATGTAAAATGTTGAGCATACACCCCTATTATTATTAGCTTGTAAATTACGACCATTATAGTATCTGGCTGTGGTATTACTATTATTTGAAACTCTCCACAATTGTTTGATGATTGGTACTACAGTTTGTCTTATTGTCCTACCCCAGATAGAATCCCTCGATGTTTCCCCGTGTGGGTCAAATACCCATATTTTTTTATTACTGGGAACACGGGCGTCGACTAAAACACTCACAGAATGCCCTTGGTTATTATTTCGTAAACCAACCATGAAAAAATAGACTTGGTTTGTTACGTTAAATTTATTGGGTAAATTGTACACACTCCCACGACGTTTTACAATGGTATCGATACTTTTAGTGATACCGTATTGATTCGTTGCAATATTATAGTCAAGAAAAGCAGATACGTATCCGAGCTCATCGAATGTTTTTTGTGCTCTTTTCATGTATCGAGGTATACCGGCAATTGGACACCCCATACCTGTACCAATTTGAAGTTTTGGTAAATTCACTTCACGTATACTAGATTTCACTACTCGATTATTGGTACTATTTGAGCGACCACGTTTTCCAAGTACACCAGCTGGTGGCATACTATCTTAACATATATAGAGAAATTTTTAGTTTCTTTATAAATGAAGTGGGATATTGAAAAAATAGTGAAAGAAGTCTATTCCGAATTAGGACCTGGCTATAGTGAACGAGTATATCATAATGCGGTCGAGGTTATACTGAGAGAAAAAGGTATTCCATACGAATCTGAGCGTCATATTTTGGTTAGGTTTAGGGGTCATGTC